CCAGACCGGAATCTATCTATTCCGTGCTCGACCGCATAGACGGCAAGCAAAAGCCTGCCGAATCGGTGCAATCGGATGCGCAGCCTGCGCAGACGGGCGCCGATACATGGTCGGCGGACGTGCTGCGCGACCCGAACCATGCGGATTTCGCGCGACACAAGGCATTGTTTGAGGCTTGGCAGGCCGCGCAAGATGACGAGGAGTTCTGATGGGCGCCATCCAGAATCTCGTCATGCGGTTCAATGCCGCGCGCCGCGCAATGGAACCGCGGTATCCCGGCGAACAGCGCATCGCCTATTCAGGCCGCACGCTCGCCAGCGTCTACATCAACGCTGATACGGCGATCACGGTTTCCGCGGTCTGGGCGTGCCTGCGCTATCTGTCGCAGACTGTTGCCGTTCTGCCTTGGCATGTCATGAAGGACGACAAAAGGGGCGCTGAGATCCAGTCCCGCAACTCGGTCGACTGGCTGTTGTACAAGCGGCCGAATCCAGAGTGGTCGTCGTTCCAGTTCCGCGAGACGCTCACGCATTGGGCGCTGCGGCACGGTAACGGCTATGCCGAGATCGAGCCGGATTCCATCGGGCGCCCGGTCGCGATGTGGCCGATCCATCCAGACCGTGTCGATCCTTGTCGCGCCAAGGGGCCGATGGTCGACGACTATGGCACCGAGATTGCGGACGGCGCGCTCTATTACGAAGTGAGCAATGGCAGCGGGTCGAGGACGATACTGGCTGCGTCCCGCATGTTCCATATCCGGGGCTTCGGCGAGGGGCCGGTCGGCGTCAACGTGATCCAATATGCCGCCGAGTCCATCGGCTGGGCCAAGGCCGCACAGCTCTTCGGCGCCGCGTTCTTCGGCAATGGCATGAACGTCTCCGGTGTGTTCCAGCAGACCGGGGCACTGAAGGAAGGCGAGCTGGAGCGCCTGCGAACGGACATAAACGCCAAGCACGGCGGCATCCGTAAGGCGTTCAAGGCGTTTTTCGCGCCCATGGGCGTCAAGTGGGAGACCACGAGTGTTGAGCCCGGCAAGGGCCAGTTCATGGAGACGAACGAGCACCTCGTCGAGGAAATATGCCGCTGGTTTGGTGTGCCGCCGCACAAGGTCATGCATCTGAAGCGGTCGACCTTCAACAACATCGAGCACCAAGCCATAGAGGTCGTGATTGACAGCGTCTCGCCGTGGGTGAAGCGCTTCGAGGACGAGGCCGACGCCAAGTTGTTCGGCCAGAATCGCCCGGGGCTCTATAGCAAGATGAACATGCGCGCACTGCTCCGCGGCGACGTCACGGCTCGCATCGCCTACTACGACGGCATGGTCAAGATCGGCGCCTATTCGCCGAATGACGTGCTGGAGCGCGAGGACGAGAACACGATTGGCCCGGCCGGCGATATCCATGTGATGCAGAATCAGAACGTCACGCTGGAGACGATCGCCGCCGGCCCGCCGGAGCCGATTGCTGCAATACCGGCCGAGCCGGCCGCGAACGACATGAACGCCATCGCCGCCGTCGAGCGCATCAGCGCGATTCTTCGGGTATCCGAACATGTCTGATCCGAAGATCCGCGCCCTTGCCGTGAACGACCCGCCGAAGAAGCCGGACGGCCCGTTGATGAGGCTGCTCGGCAGCGTCGAGGACATGGCGAGGCGCCTGATCGCGATCGAGGCGCGTCCGCTCGCGCGTGACGGGCGGGACGGGCAGCCTGGGCGTGACGGCAAAGATGGCATTGACGGCACACGCGGGCCCGCTGGTGATCGTGGGCCACAGGGTGAACGCGGCGAGATCGGGCCGCGCGGCGAGTCCGGGCTTATCGGGCCGCAGGGTGAGCGTGGCGAACAAGGCGAGCCTGGTGGGTGCGGCGAGGCCGGCATTGATGGCACACGCGGTGCTGCTGGCGAAGTTGGGCCGCGTGGCGAGGCAGGCCCTCAAGGGGATCGCGGTGAGGCCGGCGCAGTCGGCGCCATTGGCCCGCGCGGCGAAACCGGACCGGCTGGGCCGCAAGGCACCCAGGGTGAGATGGGCGAGCGCGGCGCCGATGGGCAGCCTGGACAAGCCGGTCCGCAGGGAGACGCCGGACCACAAGGCCCCGAGGGCGAAGCTGGGCCACGGGGCGAAACCGGCCCCGCTGGTCCGCGGGGAGAAACAGGCCTGGCTGGCGAACGCGGCGAGATCGGCCCACAGGGCGAACGCGGCGAACAGGGTATTCAGGGCGAGGCCGGCCCGCGCGGTGATGTTGGCCCAGCCGGTCCGCAAGGCGAGCGCGGCGACGTTGGCGAGGCTGGGCCGCAGGGCGAACGTGGTGATGCCGGAGAATTAGGGCCGCGCGGAGATGCCGGCCATCAGGGCGAGCGCGGTGACGCTGGCCGAGACGGTCGCGACGGGCTGCCCGGCCGGTCTATCGTCGGCTCGGCGATTGATGCTGTCGGACGCCTGGTGCAGCGGTTCACGGATGGCAGTGAAGAGGTTGTCGGCCCGGTTGTAGGACCGCAGGGTCCGCAGGGAGACCGCGGCGAACCGGGGCTCGCTGGTGATCGCGGCCCAGAGGGTCTGAGCGGCCCGATGGGGCCACAGGGCGACCGCGGCGAGGCTGGCGCCAAGGGCCTGAGGGGCGAGCGCGGATTGCAGGGCCCAGTCGGCCCCGCTGGTCCGCAGGGCCGCGACGGCGACCGCGGTCCTGTGGGGTTGCGTGGCGAACGCGGCGAAACCGGCCGCGCCGGCACAAGCATTCTCATCGGCGACTATCAGTCTGCCGGTCTTTCGGCATCCGACATGCCGCGTTTGTACGTTCGCGAGCTGGTCGTTGAAGGCCAGATCGTTCGCGTTCTCACCCTCGACTGAGGAATCCAGCATGTCGGTCACGTCGCTCAATCCGAAGGGCAAGCCTTCGGGATACCGGTTCGTTGCCAAGGGCCAGAGCGTGACGATCTATCTGTATGGCATCATCGACTCCATGGCCGGGTTCTTCGGCGACGGCGTGACGGCAAAGATGATTGCCGAGGATCTGAAGAAGGCCGGCAACGTCAAGAATATCGACGTGCGAGTCAACTCTCCAGGCGGCGACGTATTCGAGGGGCGGGCGATCTACACGCTGCTCCGCGATCACGGCGCGAAGGTGACAATGCATGTCGACGCTGAGGCCAGTTCGATCGCCAGCCTGATCGCCATGGCGGGCGATGAAATCCGCATGGCCGAAGGCTCAATCATGATGATCCATTGTGCCTGGGGCCGCTTCACCGGCAACGCGATGGAAATGCATAAGCAGGCCGACCTCCTCGATACGGTCGATCAGACGCTCTGCGATACCTACGCATCCCGCTCCAAGCAGGACGCGAAGAAGATCAAGAAGTGGATGGAGGAAGAGACCTACATGACGGCGCAGGAAGCCGTCGACCTGGGTTTCGCCGACATGATCGCAGAGCCGATGAAGGTCGCGGCGCTCGCCGTTGACCGCAAGAAGTTCGGCTTCCGCAAGGAACTCCCGACCGCAGCGCAGCCGAACAAGATCGCCGCCATGGCCGCGATCGAGCGGATGCGCGCGCTCGCCAAGTAATTCCGGCCGCCACCGGCTAGAGCCCCCGGGCATGGTGCCCGGGTATTCGTACTGCCCCGTCGTGAGACGCGGCTACTCCCACAGAAGGAAATCCCAGATGAATCAGGCCCACCTTCTGGCCGCAACCGCTCTTTCTCCGAGCGGCTCCATCTTCGCGATGGTGGCCAGTGTCGACGAACTGCGCGAACAGATCACCGCCCTGACCGAAGAGTCGGAAGGCATCCTCGCCACTGCGGAAGAGCGCGGTGACGGCCCCACCGAGGAAGAGTTGGGGACGATCGAGGCGAACGCCAAGAAGGCGCAGAGCCTCGCCCGCCAGCTCAAGGCTCGCGAGATCATGGCCGCCGCGACTACCGGCCCAGGCCGCCGCTCGGCTGCCGAGCCGACTGATCCGAGCGACCCGAACGCCCGGACCAAGATCGCCCCGCAGGCACGCGCCAACGACCCGAAGCACGGTTACAAGAGCTTCGGCGAACAGGCTCAGGTCATCATGCGCGCCGCTCGCGGGCATGGCGATTCGATGTCGCGCTTGCAGAACGTCGCTACGACCTACGGCAACGAGGGCGTCGGCGCCGATGGCGGCTTCTCCGTCGCTCCGGAATTTCGGCGCGACATCTGGCAGAAGGTGATGGATCAGGAGAACCTCCTGACTCGTTGTTCGCCGCTCACGACCGGCGGCAATTCCATCACCATCCCGAAGGACGAGACCACGCCGTGGCAGGCCGCCGGCGGCGTCCAGGTCTACTGGGAAGCGGAAGCCGCTGCGGCGACCGCGTCCAAGCCGGCCCTGGAAATGTCGATCATGCGGCTCAACAAGCTGATGGCCCTCGTGCCGGTCAGTGACGAGCTGCTGGAAGACGCTCCGGGCCTGGAGTCGTGGCTGCGCGCCAAGGCTCCGCAGAAGATGGCGGCGAAGATCAACACCGCGATCGTCCGCGGCACCGGCGCCGGCCAGCCGCTCGGCGTCCTGAATGCAGGCTGTCTCGTCACCGTCGCTGCCGAAGCCGGCCAGCTCGCCGATACGGTGTACTTCGGCAACATCGTGAAGATCTGGGGCCGTGTCTGGTCGGGCAGTCGCCGCAATGGCATCTGGCTGATCAACCAGGACATCGAGCAGCAGCTCTACGCGATGGCGTTCGACCCGGCCGCTACCAGCAAGGTTCCGGTCTATCTCGGGCCGAACGGTCTGGCCGACAGCCCCTACGGCACTCTGATGGGCCGTCCGGTGGTTCCGGTCGAGGCGTGTTCCACGCTGGGCGACAAGGGCGACATCATCTTCGCCGATCTCACCCAGTACTGGGCTCTGACCAAGGGCAGCGACGTCCGCTCGGACGTGTCGATGCACCTGTACTTCGACCAGGGCCTCACGTCGTTCCGCTTCACGTTCCGCGTCAACGGCCAGCCCGCGTGGGGTTCGACCGTTACTCCGGAGAACGGCAGCGCGACTCGCTCTCCCTTCGTCACGGTTGCGGAGCGCACCCTCTGATCAGCGGGCGGGGTCTGAGACAGGGCCCCGCCACTTCTTCCTTTGCCCCGCTGTGAAGCGGCGCTTCCCATCGACGGAGATTCATCATGACCAATGCCCTGTTCGCCGAACGGGCGCAGGTTGTTTCCGGCTTCGTGCCGGTCAACATGGCGTCCGGCGCACCCACTTCGGACTGGGTGTCGCTCAAGAACTATGAGATGTGCACCATCGTCTTCTTCGCCGCTGCCGGCACGAACGGCGACGACCCCACCCTGACCGTTCTTCAGGGCACGGCCGTTGGCGGTACCACGACCAAGGCGCTCACCTTCACGCGAATCGACGTGAAGCAGGGCTCCGCACTCAACGCGATCGGCCAGTTCACCAAGACCACGCAGGCCGCCGCGAATACCTACACCGACACGGACGCTGCCGAAGAGCAGAAGATCTGGGTGGTGTCGTTCCGCGCCTCCGAACTCGATGCTGACAACGGCTACGACTGTATCCGCGGCGCCATCGGCGATGTCGGGACGAACTCGCAGCTCGGCTGCGTCCTGTACATCCTCGAGTTCCCGCGCTACGCGACCGACCCGCTGCCGTCGGCCATCGCCGACTAATTCTGACCCCACTGGCGGCCCCGACAGGTCGCCAGTGCATTTCTGGAGACGACATGAACATCACTTTCACGCATCCGTCTGTTGAGCCCGACGAGCATCGAGGGACGGAGAAGGAAACGCGCTACCAGCCCGGCCAGTCCTACGATCTGTCAGACGCTGCGGCCCGCCTGTGGCTGGCGCGCGGCTGCGCCTATCTGTCGCCGAAGGACACGGCGGCAAAGCCTGCCGAGCCCGAGCCTGCGCCGCCCAAGCAGTTCGGCAAACCCAAGCTGACTCTGAAGTCGGATCATCAGCCAGCAGCCTGACATGACCACCGGCATCGCATACTACGACCTGTCCCGGTCGCCGCCGACCTACGACTTCCTGTCGTTCCTGATTGCGACGGAAATGGATCGGCTTGATGCCGGCTGGGATGACTTCGAGGTTCACGTCCTGCCCGGCCCGAAGGAAGGCTTCCGCGCCGACAACCTGCCGCCGTTTGCCGCGCGCGAGCGCGAGCGGATGTTGCGCGGGATTGTCATGGCGATGCCGATCCTGATGCCGACGTGCAGCGGGATCGTCCGGCATACCGAGCGCTCGCAGGCCGCGCCAGGCAGCATCGGCTGGGGCCAGGGCCGCTACGGGTTCGCGCGCAAGGTCCAGGCGGCACGGCGCGACATCTATCCGCTGCGCCCGGTGCTCGGCTTCCGCACGCCAAGGGCGCCCTACGCGACAATCACGTTGCGCGAGTGCTCCTGGTGGCCGTCGCGCAACTCCGATATAGGTCAGTGGCTCGCCGTCGCCGATGGTCTGAAGGCGCGGGGGATCACCCCGGTCTTCATCCGCGACACGTCTAGGGCCGAGATTCCGGTCAACGGCTTCCCGACGGATGGCAATGCCGCCGTCGACCTGCACACACGCGCCGCGTTCTACGCGAACTCGGCAATCAATTTGTTCGTCAATAATGGCCCAGCTTGGCTATCCTGGTTCATGGCCGCGCCGACGCTGATCTGCAAGATGATCTCGGCCGATGCGCCGGCGTGTAGCGCGGCATTCTTCGAGGCGGCCGGCTTGAAGCCCGGCGAGAACATGCCGAACGCGCGACCTCGACAGCGGCTTCTATGGACCGATGATCGGTGCGAGCTGATCCTTGCGGCGTTCGATGAGATGATGGCGGCATGACCGAACTCTACCGCTCGATGCTCCGTATCCGCATGGTCGAGCAGGCCATCGCGGCGCGGTACGGCGAGGGCCGAATGCGCTGCCCGATCCATCTCAGCATCGGCCAGGAAGCGGTCGCGGTCGGTGTTGCGGCAGTCCTGCGGCCCGATGACCGGGTACTGTCGTCGCATCGTTGCCATGCCCATTACCTCGCCTGCGGCGGCGACCTGAAGGCCATGATCGCCGAACTGCACGGCAGCCCGGACGGCTGCAACGGCGGGCGCGGCGGGTCGATGCATCTACAGGGCGGTCAGTTGGTCGCCAGCCTGCCCATCGTCGGCAGCGCGATCCCGCTGGCCGTTGGAATGGCGCTGGCCGACAAACTGGACGGCTCAGACCGGGTGACGGTCGTGTTCTTCGGCGATGCCGCGGTGGAAGAAGGCGCCTTTCACGAGGCGATGAATCTCGCGGCTGTCAAGCGGCTGCGGGTGTTATTCGTCTGCGAGGACAATGATCGGAGCATCTGGACGCCGAAGAGCGAACGGCAGCCGGATCGATCGCTCTGGCGCATGGCAGAGGCTTACGGCGACGTGTCCTGGATTGGCTTTGATAGTGACGGCACCGTGAAGCAGATCCGCAAGGAGGCTATGTCGGCGGTCAGGGAAATACGCAGCTACCACGCCCCGCTATTTATCGCTATTCCATGCTACCGCTGGGCCGAGCATTGCGGCCCGAACCCGCGCGCCGATCTGGTAGCCGATTGGCCCGACCCACTTAGCGGATTTACTCCGCCACCTGAGATGATCGCGGAGATCACGGCCGAGATCGACGAGGCATTCGCGGCATGCCAGTGACCTACGCTCAGGCCGTGCGCCACGCCCTTGTGGATGCGGCCCTGGCCGATCCCGCCGTGATCTTCATGGCGGAAGGCGCGCACGATCCGGTCCCGGTGTTCGGCACGCTGCCGACGCCTGCGGATGGGATTGCGGTCGAGCGCATCATCGAAATGCCGACGAGTGAGAACGCGATTGTTGGGGCTGCGATCGGCGCCGCCTTGGCCGGCAAGCGGCCGGTGGTCACGTTCCACCGAGTCGAGTTCGCGTTGCTCGCCGCCGAACAGATTGTCAACAACGCGGCCAAGATGGAGTTCATCTCCAATGGCCGGCACAAGGTTCCGATGCTCCTGCGGCTCGTCGTCGGGCGCGGCTGGGGGCAGGGGCCGGTGCACGCGCAAAGCCTGGAGTCGCTGTTCGCGGCGATCCCAGGCCTCACGGTCGCCATGCCGGCGACGGCGCATGATGCTTACGCCATGACGCGCCAGGCGCTCCGGGGCGATGGTCCGGTGGTGCTGATCGAGCATCGCTGGTGTCACGGCCTGACGGGCGAGATCGACTATGAGGACCGCTCGGACGCCTTCGCGGGGCCGACGCGCATCTCGGAAGGTGATGCCCTGACGATCGTCGCCACGGGCTACATGACCGTCGAGGCGCGACGCGCGGCCGATGCGCTGCGGAAGCTGGGGCATCCGGTTGACGTGTTCGATCTGCGGACACTTCGCCCACTATGCGTCGATCTAATATTGC